GTACTTTAAAGAAGACATATATGGTAATAATGTCGAATATTGTCATACTGATTCATTTGGAGCCGGAGTTATTCCAGTTTTTCATAAACACTTTTGTGATCACGTTATTCATAGAAAGCAAGGCAAACCAATAAGTCAGTGCATAAATACTGGTACACTTTCTGTAGATGCAACCAATGCTAAAGAAGTTGCAAACAGTATGCTCTTATTAGCTAAAGATAATGTTAAAAGAGATGAATGGAGAAATATGATGTTTGAATTTTGGAAAGAACATTGTGATGCTGAGACAGTATATAATGACATCATAAGTAGTACACTAAATTATAATGAAAAGTACAACGTTATTGAAACAACTTTGGAGGATTTTTTCGTATGAAGGTAGCAATTACAGGTTCAAGAGGTTTTATAGGAAGCCACCTAAAGAAAAGACTTGAAAATGACGGACATGAAATAATAGAATGGGATTTAAAACAAGATCCACCTAAATGCATAAAAGATTTTGATATCAATGAAATAAGTTATGCTATACATCTTGCAGCATACGCTGATGTAAGAAAAAGTTTAGAAGAACCACAATTGTATTGGAAGAATAATGTAGAAAATACCACGCGTATTCAAAAAATATGTCATTATAATAATATACCTTTATTATATGCATCTTCTTCTTGTATACACAATTGGTGGTTATCACCTTATGGGATAAGTAAAAAAGTAAATGAAGAAACTGCATTTGATCATCAGGTTGGATTAAGATTTACAACCGTATATGGTGATGGTGCTAGAGATTCTATGCTTATCGGTAAACTTATTGATGGTTCAATTGGTTATCTTACAAGACACGTAAGAGACTTTGTACATGTTAGTGATGTAGTAGATGCAATAGTATTATTAATGAGTAAAGATATTAGATCACTGAAGCCCGCATATGACATCGGCACTGGAGTCGGTCATGTTGTAGAAGATTTAGGAAAAATTAGTGGATGGGAAGGTATTGAAGTTACTGACGGCGATCCTTGTGAAGCACAAGATAATACTGCAGACATTTCTGAAATGAAATCTTTAGGTTGGGAACCTAAAGTAAAAGTTGACGAATACTTAATTCAAAAGACAGTATCTCACACTGGGTGGCATTAATGAAATATGCAAGTATAGTTCCACTAATAGGTGGTGAAACAATTGCAATGGAACGAATTTTTAAAAAAAGACCGGAGTATATAATAAGTTATGAAGACTTTCAAGCAAACGATACTCACTTGGTGGAGTATTATAAAAGAGAAGTTCCCTACTATCTTTTGGGAAACAACGGGAACTATGATCTACCTTCTGTCGATGTTGTTAACACCGTGTGCCCTTGTGCTGGTTTGTCTAGCCTCAATACTACGGCATCTTCTGACGCTGCTGCTAACGATTGGATGCTCACCTCTGCTAATTATGTCTTGGGTACTATCAAACCTCGAGTATTCTGGGGCGAAAATGCACCAAGACTCGCTTCAAAAATGGGGGAACCGGTTGTGGAAAATCTCAGAGCAATTGGAAGAGAGTTTGGATATACTTTCAGCTTATATAAAACGAAGTCTCTCCTCCATGGACTCGGACAAGTAAGAGATAGATCATTTTATTTTTTCTGGAAAGGTGATAGAGTACCTCAACTTGAATATATAAAAAGGGAACATGAAAAAATTGAGGATACGATACGTTCCGTGAAACGCAGATCAGATGATCCAATGAATGTCCTTACGAATACAAGTGTTCCTTCACAAGACCCGTATTATCGTTATGTTCTTGAAGAAATGCATGGTGGTATAACGCATAAAGAGTTCCAAAGTAAAATAAAGAAAAGCTATGATGTTTTACATTATATAGAAGATAATGAACATTCTTATGATAGAGTGGCAAATTGGATGTCATCTCATGGTTTTGAAAAACAAGCACAACGCTGTAAAGTTATGTATGAAAAATTAGCATCTGGTGGTAACATTATGAGGAGAGGTGTGTATGTACCTAAAGATTATATTGGAGCTTTTGTGGGTAGTGCACCAACAAAACTTACACATCCAGATGAAGATAGATTTTTAACAATAAGAGAATGTTTAACTATTATGGGATTACCAAATGATTTTATTTTACAAGGTGGTGTTAAAAATTTAAATCATATTTGTCAAAATGTACCAGTTACAACTGCAAGTGATATGGCAGAACAAGTTTTGAAATTTTGTGACGGTAGATTAAGCAATCAAATGTGGGATCAAGATTATATGGTTCAAGATAATCGAAAGCAGTCTATAGTAAGTGAAAATAAACCTTTACAATTAGATGCTTTTATGGTATAATATATTATTTGTAGGAGAAATGAATGTCAATAATGGATAAATTAAAAAAGAATAGTAAAAGTAATTATACATCAATACTTTCTGATTCTAAATTTTTTAATGAAAAAGATATGGTGCCAACTGATGTACCTATGATAAACGTAGCTTTATCAGGTTCAATGGATGGAGGTATAGCACCGGGTTTAACAGTTTTAGCAGGTCCATCCAAACATTTTAAAACTTCATTTGCTTTAATTATGGCAAGTGCTTATTTGAAAAAATATGATGATGCTGTATTATTATTTTATGATTCAGAATTTGGTTCACCTCAATCATATTTTGAAAACTTTGATATCGATACAAGCCGTGTATTACATACACCAATTACTAATGTAGAAGAACTTAAGTTTGATATGATAAGTCAACTTGAAGGATTGAATCGCGGTGATAAAGTTATAATTATTATAGATTCAGTAGGTAACCTTGCATCTAAAAAAGAATTAGAAGATGCAATTAATGAAAAGTCAGTGGCAGATATGTCAAGGGCAAAAGCACTTAAAGGTTTATTTAGAATGACAACACCATATCTAAATATGAAAGATATACCTTTACTTGCAGTTAATCATACATATAAGGAAATTGGTTTATTTCCAAGAGATGTAGTATCAGGCGGTACCGGCATATACTACAGTGCAGATAATATTTGGATTATAGGTAGACAACAAGATAAACAAGGTACTGAAATCAAAGGCTACCACTTTGTAATTAATGTGGAGAAATCAAGATATGTTAAAGAAAAGTCTAAAATACCTATTTCTGTTAGTTGGGACGGTGGTGTGCAGCGTTGGTCTGGCCTCCTTGATGTTGCTATGTCTGGTAATTATGTTAGTAAGCCCAGCCCTGGTTGGTACTGCAGAATTGATAAATCAACTGGAGAATTGGTGGAACCAAAAGTTCGAGAAAAAGACACGTTAAACGAAGAGTTCTGGAAACCTATTATTGAAGAAACTGATTTTAAACAGTATATTAATAACAAGTACACAATACTTAATAATATTAATTTAGAAAAGATGGATCAACATTAATGAAAGAAAACACAGACTATGAAATCATTCCAGATATGAATGATGATAAGTCGTGGAATGTAAGAATACTTACAGGTGCTTTTACTGAAACCGTAATAAAATATGGAGTGGTAAAATTCAATGATGAAGATATGACATTTAACTTTGATATCATATCTTCGCCAGATAATGATCTAACTACCGATGATGTTGATTTACAAAAACATGCTGGAAACATGCTAGAAAAAATTATTGAAAATAAGGAGGCGTTATGAAAATAAATCAAACTGAAAGACTGGTATTGCTGATGGATGAGATTTCAATTGCAAAAGGTAGATTGCAACCAGAAGATACTGGTCACATTCATACTTCAATAAATTACTTAGAAAGTAGAGTTGAAGAAGTACAAAAAGAAATTGATGAGGAATTGAAAAAAGCTGCCTATGCCTACTAATTTAGAACAAACTATATTACGTAATCTGTTAACTGATGAAAAGTATATGCGTAAAGTATTACCTTTCATCAAACCAGATTACTTTGAAGGTATATATCGAATACTATTTAGAGAAGCTGGTAAGTTTGTTGCCAAATATAATAAATTACCAAATGCTGAATCATTTAAAATAGAACTCGATAACGCCGATAAATTAAATGATGAACAATATAATCTTGCTATGGATATTGTGCCTCAATTATTTGCTGGTGAAAAGGTAGATGATAAATGGTTGTTAGACACTACTGAAAAATGGTGTCAAGATCGTGCAATATACCTTGCAATTATGGAATCAATATCAATCATTGACGGAAAGCACGAACAATTAACTAAAGGTGCTTTACCCGATTTATTAACTAAAGCATTAGGTGTTGGCTTTGATTTAAAAGTTGGTCACGATTATGTAGAAAATGCGGAGGATAGATATGAATT